AATTATCATAACTTTCATTAAGGTCATAAGGAGTTATCTGGTATACATAATAATTTTGCTTATTGACGTTTCTTGGCACTTCTGAAACGCGCATGAATACTGACACTCATTAATACATAACACCAATTAGATGTGTTATACCACCAATGAATCCCCAATAAATGTAACTATTTTAGAATTTTTCTCAACCGATTCATTGTAATGTTTCTCTGTAATGTTATCATTTTCATTCTCAATGTTATCATACAATTCTGAAAATTTGTCCATTTCATTTACCATATATGACGGCATAACCTTAGTGTATAAATCCATAGTCATTTGTAATGTAGCGTGTCCTAAATAACTTTGAACTGTCTTCGGTTGAATTCCCGCTTCAAAGCAACGAGTAGCAAAAGTGTGTCTAAAACAATGTGGTGAAAATGTCTCCATTTCATCTAATGTGTCTCTTGTAAGATTAATCTCATCCACAATCTTTTTTATTGAATCACATACTATCTGTGAATTCAAAGGTGTATTAAATTTAGTTGTAAACAAGAATTCCTTAAACTCATCTCTTGGAGTTTTGCTTTTAGGTGCTTTTGATGTTATTACCATCTTCTGCACATATTGTCTTTTTAATGCCATTTCACATTGTTTATTGATTGGTATACTTCTTTTGCTAGTTTTTGTCTTAGGCTGCTCAATATGAAACTCTTTCTGAATATCATCATCATACTTCTGATACACTAAAGTTCTTTTGACATTAATAACCTTTTTATTCCAATCAATATCTGACCATTTAAGTCCTGCAAGTTCCCCAATTCTCATTCCTGTTGTTACTGCTACAACATAAAGATTATCGTAGAAAGTTCCTTTGCAACAATCAAAAAATATAGATTGTTCCTCTACTGACAAAACCTTAATATCCTTTTCTTCATCTCTTTTTACAGAAATACCTTTTACTGGATTCTTACATAAATATTCGTTTACAATTGCCTTATTAAGTATATCTAATAAGATAATTCTCACCTTATTTTTTGTTTCAAATCCATATCCTTTATTATCAAGCTCTTTCAATCTTTTCTTAATATCAATCTGCTTAATATCCTTTAGATACTTATTTCCCAAATAAGGTGAAATATGTTTCTTGTATATCTGATTATAATGTCTCTTAGTGTCTGGTCTTATCACATCATACTTACAAACATTCATCCACTGGATATACCAGTCATCTAATTTTATGTTCTCTCGAATGTTAATTTCTTTTTCATTCTCATAAAAAGATTCATTATATCTTTTCTTAACATCCTTGAGATCGTAACCTGAAAATGATATTCGCTTACCAAATCTATTAGTAAATCGTGCTTCATATCGACCATTTTTTCTTTGGACAATTCCCTGTCCAAGTTCTTTACCCTTCAAGTCTTTACCCATATAGCCTCCTGTGCATACAAATAAAGACTTTCACTGATACTATTAATCGTATCATATGAAAGTCTTTCAATCAATCAAATATAATGTTTACTTTCTATAAATTTCTCAAACTCATGTCTCTTAACAAGGTGCTTGTTTCCCACCATAAATAAGAATGGACATGCCTTTTCCTTCAATAAATTCCTTATATTTTTCTCACCGATTCCAGAATACTTTGCTGCCTCTTCAACTGTAAGATTCAGCTTTAGCCAAAACGGTATCTCTGTCTTAGTTTCTGATATATTAATAATTATTCTTCCTTTCTGTCATCAATGCTAACCACATTACTTTCTTTCTCTTCACGATCCTTAACCATTGACTTAACAATGCCATTAATATCAATATTTTCTGCATTAACAGTAGCTTTTTCTATTGCTGGTAATACATTAACCAGTTTATCTAATGTTTCTTTATCCATTGCATCTATATTGGCAAATGAATTTACAGCATTTGTTATTGATTCCATGAACTCATCTAATCTATCTGGCTTTAATACAAGTTCTCTTACCACCTGTAACAGCTCCGATATCTCATCTGAATATCCATTATAATTATGTTTTCTATAATCAATTGCTTCATCACAAGCATGTTCCAGCTCATTATATTCATCTCTTGGAATACTCTTAACAATATCATTAAGCAACTCTGTATTGTCTTTCATAAATATCTCAAGTTTATCTAAGCTGAACTCATCGCCTTCAAATATATTAATATCTGTATAATACTTAACAAGACAGTAATTAAAGATAGGCTTTCTTAATACTGTGGCATACCCTACTGTTGGCGATACTACCATTCCTGCAACTTCCATGATAAAACTTGTCTTCTGACTAAGTGATAATTCACTTTCAACCTTACACTCTAACTTTCCACCGTTCATATTATAAAATGATTTTCCCATTATTCCTTGTTTCCTCCATTGACTTTTTTATTAATCCTGATATCTTCTTATCAGTTGTATTCTTCTTAATATTCAAATAATTGTTATTATATTTTTCCTTACTCTCAGCATCAGCCTTTGTTTTAATATCTTCAATAACAGGATTCTTGTAAAAGACAAAACATCTCTTGTTATACTTATCAACACCTGTTCTTTTAAGCATGTATCCATAGCCTACTTCTATGATCTGCTTTACGGCTTTAATATTTCGAGTAATTATAGTCTCCTTCTTAGGTTGATTGATATAATCATCAAAATCATTCCAACAATCATCAACGCTTCTGTCACATTTCATATCATGTTCTGTCAGAAACTTTTCATATACAGAGGCGACCTTATTACTCTTTTTGAATTTATATATAGGATATTTATGGCTGGAAACACTGACAAGATTCTTTATCTGTCCAGCCTTTATAATTTCTTCAAATAATTTTACTGATTCAAACTCTAATACTTCCATTTAATCCTTTCTAATCTGAAAATATGCTCTGATATAATGCATGTGTCTTCTTTAAAGCTTCCAAATTATTTTCAAGTTCTTTTTTTATTTCCTGTGTTTCTGCTGTTAATGCCTTGAATTTAGCTTCTTCTTGTCTAACATTCTTTATTGTACGATTTAATACATTATTAGGCATATTTGCAAATCTCTTAGATTCCTCTACTTGCAGTTTCATTTCTTGATTTTCTACTTTCAAATCCTCATTCTTTTTTTCAAGTAATTCAATTCTCTGTGTTAATATCAAAATCTGTTTATCTTTATTCATTCTTCTATTCCTTTCCATCAAAATAAGACGCACTCCATTACAGAATGCGTCTTTGTAATCTTGTTTAATATTTATTTGTTAATATAACAAAAGAGCAGGAGGTTAATCCTGCTCTCTAAATCGTCTCCTTTTAATTAAGAAAACACTTTATCCAAAAATTTCCTCTCTATAATACATACATAAATCTCCTTTCACATTTGATTATTCAAATTATATCATAAAAATATACAATGTAAACAATTATTTTTTATTTTTTGATTAAATATACAACGTAACCAGCTCCAGGAATACACCAATTATTAAATTGTATTTCTATATCACTACTATGTTTTTGCTTTACATGGAATCCATTGCTATTATTTTCTTTGCAATAAAAAGATACAAATGCTGCTCCATGTATTTCCCAATTGTTTTTATTATTTTTATTCTCATTATTTATGTATATTTCATGTACCATTGATTTACAAGGATGTGTCAATCTAAATATCTGCGATAAATCATTAATAGAAACCTCATATTCAAATTCAATATGTACTTTATGTCTCTTACATTTTTGTAATTCACGTTTAAATTCTACACAATATTGATATTCAGAATACTTTTCTTTTACTGGAATGACTGTTTTATATTTTTCAACTTCTGAAGTTAAATCTGTTTGATTAATAATAAAACTATTAATTTTGAATTTTTCTTTTTTCTCTTCATCTGTCATATTATCACTAACATTATACAAACTAATTCTATATGAAATATAGTTATTTTTCTCATATTCATTAATTACTTCATAATCTAAACTTACATTTTTTTTAAATATCTTATTATTCTCATCTGGAGTGATTTCATAAATTGCGTTATATGAATTATAATATAACCCATCTATCAACTCAACTAATTTAGGTTCTAAACTATATATTGAATCATCTATCTTTTCTACACCAATCGAACCTCTTTTGGCTGCAATTCTCTTATTAATCTTACTTAAAACTTGATTTGAATATGCTTCCAATGGAAACTTTCCATCTAATGCATCTTTTAAAGCCGCTGAAACAATGCCTTTAATTGTACTTATTTCAACCAAAATTGACACCAAACCAGCAGACAGTAAAGTACTTCCAAGAGTAATCACTATATCAAAAATAGGTTTTAATGCAAAATATTTTTTAAAAAATTCATTTGAAAATGAATTTAATAATATAGTCCCAATTATTATTAATACCACTCCAGCAATTGTCATCCATATTGTAAGAGTAAATAATTTCATTTTTATAGTATATTTTTCTTTATTTTCTTTAGCCATGTTCTTCTCCCCTTCAATCATCAATATATAACATTATATACCAATAATTGACATATATCTACAAGAACATTTGTTTAAACAACGCTATTAATCATCATATCCATAATAAGACGCATCAGCCGTAACCAATGCGTCCATAATATTATTTCATATATCTACGAGTAGATAATGAATTTCGACCTAAGAGCTGATTAGAATTAATCTCTCCAAGGATTTTCTGTATTTTTGAGTTTCCCGCTAGTTCGTTAGTAAGCTGACGTGTAAAGTCTTCTGGATTGTCTGTAACAACCTTATCAACATTAACATTAATGCCACCAATATCAACTGATTTGTTTGTTGAAACTGGGGTAATATCAGGCAACTTAGCACCAAGGTTATCCATGTACATATTTGGTGTAGTGATACCCTTAGAAAGATTCCAAAGTTTTTCAACTTGATCTTTATTAAATACCATGTCACCAGCATCCAACTTACGAAGAGTACCATACTTCTTCGAGAAGATTACTTCTGAACCAAGACCTTCTTCATCAGTAAGTGTGAGACCATCATGAGCAGACTTAGAGCCTTTCTTAAGTCTATGAGTTTTGAGGTAGTCTAACATGAATACATTCTGATCGTAACTTCCTGTATATTGTCCATCACCACCCATTTGCTCATAATATTGACTACGTGCGCCAAATGATGAATCAAAATTGTTATATTTGAGCCTATCAATTACACTCTGATCGATATTCAACAAATCACGAGGAAAATAGTTCTCCTCGTATATCCAATCAACATCTCCTGAATAACTGCTGCCACTATCATCAGAATCAGTGTCCCAGTTACTGCTCCAATCATCACTTGAATAGTCACTACCGCCTGAGTAACCACCATCAGAACTTGCATTCTGTTCAGCCTGTTGTCTTGCAATCTCATCAGCAACTCTCTGTGCCTCGGCATTACTATTAGCAAGTAACCCCTGTACAGCAGAATTAATATTATTGCAAACATTTGTAATAGCATTATTACCTTCAACAAACTTATTACTGAAATCACCTAATACATTTGTTATGTTTCCAGTGTTAGTACTCCATATAGAAGCCATAGATTCACTAAGCTTATAACCATTACTTTCTGCTGTTGAAGTTATTGTATCCGATATACTTCCTGCATTTGTATTTGAACTTTCTATAACTTGTCCTATAAGTTCATCAATATTATCAAGTCTTTTTGATATCCATGTTTCTAATTCTGACTGAACATTATCAAGAATCTGTTCAACATCACTCATTGCTTTTTCCATTTCAGTTTGCTGTAATTCATCTTTTGCGTCCTGTAACTGAGTATTAATAGATTGTCTCTTAGATTGTGCTGATTCAGAATTATCCCCCTGTAAAGATAGTAACTGTTTCTGAAGGCTAGATATATTATCTGCTTGCTTTTTAACATTTCTCTCATAATCTAATAAATCTTTTGTTGCAGATAATCCATCCTTAATTTTAGTTATGATATTACTGATAGAATCCTTCAATTTATCATAAGCATTACTCATTAAGTCCTTAATTGCACTCTTCTCTTCCTTAGAGTTCTTAATTGCGTCCTGCTGTGCTTTGATAAGTTCCTGTTTTCTATCCAATAATTCTTTATCATAAGGATCATTCGCAAGTTCCTCATCAATCTTAAGTATCTCATCTTTATATGATTTTGCCTGATTAAGATATAATTCATATTTCTGAACAAGTAACGCTTGTGCAGCATTACCATTATCGTTAATATTACCATTATCATCAGTAATTCCATTATCCTTAAGAAGTTCTATAAGGAAATCTGTTTCACCGATAAGATTTTCAACATCATCTCTTGTCTTATCAAATGCGTCCCAATTAACTTGTCTGATGGCTTTATCATATGATATGATTGCTTTCTCAGCATCATAGATTGCAGAAGATACACTATTTATTGAACTCTGCATGTCATACCACTGCTCACTATACTTCTCAATCTTTCCTGAATCTAATGCATTTGTTAAAGCTGTTCTCTCATCTTTTAATCTTTCAAGATTAGCCATGTCCTGCTCCTTCATAGATTCATTAAGAAATGTAGAAGAAATCCATCCTTTAGTCTCAATTATATCTAATTCCTTTTGAAGCAAATTATTATATTCATCAACTTGATTAATTTGTTCTTCATACTGTGACTTAATATTATCGAACCTACTTTTAGCAAGCCCTTTTAACTCAATATTAAGTTCCTGAACAGCAGTTTTAGCGTCCTGTGCTTTATCATAGAAATCCTGACAATCTGAAATTGCATCCTTGAGGTCTTCATCATAAACAGTTTCTATATTAAATGAACCATCTGCAATCTGATTCTTATAATAGTCATCAAGACCATAAGAATTAAATGCGTTCATATAGTATTCGTAAGCATCTGACTGTGCATTTATCTCATCTGCAAGTGTACTCATAGAATCTGACAATGCGTCATTACGCTTGAGCCATGTAGTTGTTGTATCTGATACAACATTCTTTAGACGTGAATATGCTGTAGAAATCTTATTGATTAAGCGTTCAATCCAGTTAAGTTTTTCGGCTGTTTGTGAAGAGGATGAAGATGATGAATCATCCCCTGAAAGACCTTGCCATGATAAATCAATACCATTAAAAGCAGACTCAAATGATATATTCTGTAAAGCATTATAATCATCAACCATTTTCTGCATTTCAGCAATGGCATTTGTCTCTTCATCTGCACCATTATCATACAAATATAAACCTAAATCCATATCATCATCCATAGAAGTAGCTTTTGAAGTTAATGACATTAACCCTGTTGCTGTATCTATAGTAGTCTGATAGAATTTACCCCACATACCAGAAAGATATTTAATAAGCTGATCATCAATCTTCTGTTTAGCCTGTGCGAGATTTTTATAGTTACTGAAATCTTCGCCATACGCTTCAGATAAGCCTGCAAAGAAATCATTATTTGTGTTTACAAGGTTAGAATAGAATGTACCATCATACTTAGACTTCTCAACAAGTGAGTAAATATAAGCATTTTTATCATCCTCATACACGCCCTGTAACTGGTCAAACAACTCTTCCTGTGAAATAATACCAAGCATATACTGACCTAAAGCGTCTTTTGCTTCTGGATACTGTTTGATAATTTTCTGCATTGAATCGACACCGATACGACCTGTTTCAGACAATTCTTTCTGAATAGAAGATAACAAATCAGCTTCTGACTGAAGGTCTGCCAATGTTGCTGTCTTAGTCTTATCATCTGATTCTTCAAGAAGAGAAGTAGGATCAAATGTTTCTACTGGCTGTTCAATAGGATTCTGTTCAGCTTCTGCCTGAACTTTTTCCATAGCTTTCTTATATTCAGGAATATATTGTTGGAATATTTCAAGCCATGATTACATATTTGCATAAGCTGTAGCATCATATGCATCTGTACCCTCTGCCTTTTTCATCTTCTCCATTTCAGAAGTAAGCTGATTATATAAAGTCTCTTTATTCTTATCAAAGTCCTTTGTCAATAATTCAAGAGTATACTGTGCATTTTCAACTGACTGCTCTGCTAAAGCCTTCTGGTCTTCATCTGTGGCATTATTTAATTCTTTTACTGCGTCATTATATGCGTCTGTAGCAAGTTTAATCTTTGCTAACTGTGCAACGGCTGTATCTTTATCATTGCCGCTTGTAGCCATGTTCCAACTTACACCGTTGGCAGTTCCGTCACCATTAAAATTCTTTGAAACAGATGATATAACATCTGAAGCATTAGAACCAACATCAAATCCATTACCAAACTGTTTATTAAATGCTTTCTCTGAATCTCTAGCCTGAGTTTTAACCTCTTCATTATTGGCTTCCTTGAGTTTTTCAATCTTTTCATCTAATAAAGCATTCTGATATTTAAGATTCTCAATTTCTGCTTCCTGTGCTTCTGTTATAGTACCATCTTCCTGAAGCTTCTGTAATTCTTCAATTTTCTGCTTATTTTCTTCAATAGTGGAATTATATTCAGATATGGAATCAGAATTTTTAGATATGTTTTCTTCTGATTTTTCAATAGACTTGTTGTATTTGTTGACTGCTGTTGTACCATCAGCCCAGTCCTGAACTGCATTTACAAGTTTATACGCACCATACATAGTTCCTAGTGCTGCTGTAATCGCTAATAAATACGGATGTGCTAATGCAAGATTTTTGAGTGATGTTCCAAGACCTGTAATAGAAGTTGTAAGTTTCTTTGTTGTGTCAACCGCACTACCTTCTTTTGCAACGACATTTGATAATACATCTGCTGCCTCACCAACTTTTAAGAATCCATCTTCTACTTTCAGTGAACCACTAACGGCACTTTCAAAGAATATCTTCATAAGATTGGATGTTGTAACAAAATTGTCCTTCTTACCCTTCACCAAGTTAAATATATCTACACCTTTAGTGATTGTCTTGTATGTGATAAATAGTTTTATCAGCTTCGCAACACCATCATTTCCCGTAATGTCTTTTAATGACTTTGATAAATCCTTAAAGCCTTCTGCCAAAACACCTATACTTGAACTTACAATAGTGTCCTGTTCGATGATGTTTTCAAACACTTTTAATAAATCTGTTGCACCTGATAATACATCTTTTATCCAGTCAGAACTTATTACCTTCTTTGATACAGATTGAAATTCGTTCTTAAGTTCATTCTGTAAGCCCTCAACGCTCTGGCGATATATTTCATTTTCGTTAGCTGCACTTCCAAGACTGTCCTTTGACTGCTCAATAGCCTTATCAACATCAGCCATCTGTTGTACTATTGCATTAAATACATTGACTTGCCTCTTTCCTGATGCAAGTTCAGCATAATACTGCTTCTGCTCGCTTGTAAGTTGTGGATATATCTTAGCATAGTCACTCAAGATATCATATGTACTTCTTAAGTCGCCATTAGAATCTTCAATAGCAACTCCTATCTTTCCAAATGATTCACTTAACTCTGCTGATAACCCATCAATTTCATCTCCGTCCTCATCTATTGCTCTAAGTCTTTGAGAAATAGTGATAAGACCTGTAGATACTTTTTCCATGTTTCTTAACTGTGCATAACCACCAGTTAATAATCCGATTGTTTCATCTATGCTGTTACCAGCCTGATTCATTGTACCTGACACACGCTCAAGACCATCAGCCAAATTATCAAATCCAACTGGACTTTGGTTTGAAACGCTGTTCATTTTATCTACAATGGTCACAATATCAGATTCATTGATATTAAAACCTTTTAATACAGCTATCAGGGTACTCGCTGCATCAGAAGTCTGTGTAATTCCATCTGCAACATTAGTCATAAGAAGTGCCGACTTACCCATATCCAAGCTGTCTTCAAGACTAAAGCCAGCTTTTTTAAACTCTGTAGCAGCCTCTATCATATCAGAATCTGTACGACCAATCTCATCTGCTGCATCAAATGCCTTATCTGAAAACTCTAACAATTTATCAGATGTAAGGTCTGCTACCTTGTTGAACTCTGTAAGTTTCTTATCAAGGTCTGCAACCGCATTAACCATTGATTTAAAACCACTTATAACCTGGTCAATAACTTTGTAAGCCAACTGATATCTAAGAATATTTTCAAAAGCGTCTTTAATACCACTCTTCAGCCCATTAAAGAATCCTGTGTACAAACTTCCAGAAGACTTTACTTGCAATGCTATATTGTTGAACTGTCGCTGTAACTTTGAGAAATCAGCCTTGTTATTACAATTCTGTAAATCAGATATAATCTGTTTTAACTCAGAATCATACTGTGCCGCTGCCTGTCTGTTCTGCCCCATCCATATAACAATCTTATTAGTGAGTGCAGAAGCCCCTTGCATTGTTGAAGTATCAGCACTAAGATTTCTCTGCTCTTGGGCAGTTACCTGATACTGTTTCTGTAAGTTCTTTAAAGATGTGACAATCTCATTATACTTAGCAATCTTTTGTTGAGGATCACTTACTGTATTAATAGATTCCATAGAAGATTTTAACTCTTCAATCTGTGTTTTAACATTGTCTGGTACTTTAATAGAATTGAACTTCGCTTCAATTAAAGCTATATCCTGTGGTAATGTTTCCAGATTGTTCTTCATTGCTTCTAATGAACTGGCATGTGTACCCTTAGAAATTTCAGCATTAAATGTCTGATACTCCGTTCTTGCTAAACGAAAATATGTTTCTAACTGTTTAATATCATCTATTGAGAATGCTTTGATAGATAAATCATTGAATTTATTCTGATTATCAGAATTAAGAGATATACCGGCTTTTTCTGCCTGAGTATTAAGAAGCTTCATCTTAGCAATCAGTTCTTCCTTCTTACGGATTACCTGATTATCAGATTCTGCCTGTCTTTGATTAGCCTTAGTTGTGGCTTCAATATTCTGTGATAATGATTTCTGACCTTCTGACCATTTGACAATGTTATGTTCCATGCCATTTGCATCATACCACTTACCTACTGATTTTAACTTTAATGTAGCATTTGTCACCTCATTAAGCTCATTACGATAAGTAAGTAATGCCTTTGTAGCCTGTCCATTATCATCAACATTAATCTTGTACTTGACTAATTGTCCTTTGTTATTTGTGATGTCTGCAACGATTTTATTAATCTCTGCTTTAACTGCATTAGCATCAGACAAGTCAAATTGAAATGGAACTTTTACATTAAGTCCTGTCGTATTAATTCCTGATTTTAACTGCTGATTAATAATATTCTGTTGCTGTTTGATAGAGGAAGTATCTAATTTGACTGTCCCCACATTGATTTGTAAATTTTTAGATATGCTATCCAACTGCTGTTGAATAAGCATTTGAGATTTGCTTGAATCAAGCCCTACTGCAACACGTGCAGCATTTGTATCAGACAAGTTCTTTAATACCTGTCTCAACTGCTTGGACATAAGTTTTTGTGTTGCATTCATGTCTAATCCAAGCGTAACTAAATTGTTAGCCATTAATTATAAGCCTCCTTAATAATTGATTTTAATATCAATACCTAAAGGATTATTTTTATTGAATCTGGCTATTGCTTTTTCTATAAAGTTACCACCTTCTCGATATCCAAAATTTTCAATATCTTTATGCCAGCCACTTTTCACCTTGTATCCTTCATTCATAAGTTCAATTGAGTTTATTACATTATCACTCCACAACGATTTGTGAAATGCATCATCAGAATATACTATGTCAATTACAAGCTGATTCTTTGATGGATAAACCCTTACAACATCATCAACACTTATTGAATCTCTCATATTATATGTTCTGTTATATATTGTCGGTGTATATGAGAAATACCATGCGTCAATCTCTTCCTGAAGGATTTTAAGAAATCTGTCTGCTTCAACTTTAAGCTGCTTTTCTATAGTATTACCAGTCGGCAAGACAAGCTTTCTTAAATCAAAACCTAATGTATTATTCATAAGCTCCTTTCCTCCAATTTAAACAATTCTAGGTATTAACATTATTTGTGAGACCTATCATCGCAAAAATCTTCAATTATTTTTATCTGATCTTCATTTAATTCATAATTATCAGACAGCCATCGAGACATTTGAGATGGATAGATTCCAACTAATGAGGCGAGATATGATTTCTTAATGCCATGCTGCTTAAGATGCTCTTCGACTTTTTGTTGTAATTCCATTTCAATGCCCTTTCTTAATGATAAAATCTATGGTAAAAAGAGATAACTTCTGCCATAGAATAGGCAGTTATCAAAATAATTTTCAAAATTATTTGTTCTCTTCCCCTATATAAAATTTGTAAAAATAAAAATGGAATGTGAAATTTGCTATAAAAATAAGGCAAAAATCACATTCCGACACTCAATTTGAAAACTTTAAATTCTCAAATATGATTCAGGCAGCAGGCTCTTTCTTGTCTTTATCCTGCTTCCCTTCATTCAATTTTTTCAAGTTGTCACTACATTTTTGACTGCATGTCTTAGTGTTCCCGACTTTTATAAAATGTCTGCCACACATCACACATTCACACAATTTCTTTTTCCCATTACTTTCAAATGCTTCTAAGTAAACAAGCGGATTATATATATCTTGAACCTCAAACAGCACATTGTTATCATCTGATATGTCCATATTCAGAACGAATCTTTGCTTCTGTTTATCATCTTCTATATGAATAACACCAGACTTATTGAACCTTTTGAAACTGCTATCAAATGAAGCTGCCCCAACCATTTTCATAATTGTATTCATATTATAATATATCGGAGTTCTTTTCTTCTTACCATTCGGCTTGATTTCAGTTTTATGCTTATACTTTGTTATAAAGAATGAGTCTCCTTTTAATCTGTCAGTCTGTTTAGCATATTTATAATGACACAACAGGGCAAACAATAACTCTCTGTCGTTCTGATAATATGTGCCATTCTTCTTTTTCTGAAGAACTGCGTCCATAAAATTCATATCTGCCTGTGTTATACTAACACTCTTTCTGCTCAATTTATTTTCAAGCATATTATCTAAGGTATCATCACCCTCAACAGCTTTTTCATAACACATTCTAGGTCTTTCCTTTAAAACAATACCTGTCTTCTGATTCTGATTAAGGTTATCAACAATAACATGTCCAAAACATTTCCACAGCATATCTTTAGTAGAAGTCTTAAACTCATTTTTATTATATTCCATGTCAATAAGTGAATTGACTGCAAGATTAATGTTAAATTCTCCATTTTTAGTGAAGATATCTTTAATCTCTCTAATACAATGATAATGAAATACTTCAAACTTTGCTGTAATATCCCGACTATCAGTATTTCTTCTGTCCATCTCTTTTTTAATATCTTGACACAACTTCTGCTTTGCTTTCTTCCTGTTGTTCCAGACAGCATACGCCTTTATATATTCATCACTATATCTGTCAGGTTCATATAGTGGCTGCTTAACGCTGTTATCATCTAACACATAGGAATTGTTCATAAGATTCTTATAATCGAACTTACTCTTCTTATTATCTTCATCAATACCAACATCATACAAAAAATGCTTTCTTCCTACTTCTTTATCAATGTACTGAGGAATTCTATCCATAGGACTATTCGTATAATCCTCAAGACTTGATGATTTCTTACCTTTAGCAAACTTGAAGAACTGCGGATACTTTATCTTTGATGGTTCAAACATGTTCTTAGAATCAGGAATGAGTTCTTTATATAACTGCTCATATTCACCTATTAAAAGATTCTTTCCAGTCTTAGGGAAGTCTATTGCATAGTTGGACATTGCACATATAACATTAATAGCATCATCATATTTTAATGGATTATCTTCTAAATCTGGTCTGTTCCACAATTTAGTAATAGCATTGCTTGATAAACCAATAATATTATTTTTGAATCCATCAACAAGAGTTTTATAAATAGATTCATTATCTATATGCTGTGCCTTTGCTTTCTGCATATCATAATATAAAGGTACATCGGGTAAACCTTCTGTGGCTTTTAATACAGCCTTATCAGCTATAACAAGAATATGGTCTCCATCCCAGTCACACATAAGAAAAAGTGAAATCATATCATTACAACTTACAACTGTATCACTTTCCATATACTTGAACCACTTCTTACATTCATCTGAAACTATCAGTTTTCTTCTAGGACATTCATATCTTGACAGGTGTGGACTTCTAAGACATAACACTTCTTCCACATCCCCCTGCTCACCATAATATTTATTATATACATGATTCTCAGGTACTAAGCCCTGCGGATTGACATTACCCATAAAGAGATATTCGCAAAAAGCGTACATGTCAGGTGCTACATAACTGTAATATCCTCTAACTGGAATCTTACCGCCCTTATATGAATTCTTTCTTGCATTATATAAGCTATGTATTTTGCTCATAATATATTTGTCCTGTATAAGTGGTGGGTAAATATCCAGTGCCTTTGCTATGTAATAATTCGCATTTTCAACCTTTCCTCCATCTGCTGCCAGTACAGCAACATCATTATCGCCAATAATTTCTTCATTTAATATATCGTCAATTGTAAGTCCTAACTCTTTCTTCACATATTCAAGGTCTGTTTTTAATTTGTATAAATCTTCTACTGCTGGCTGGCATAGCTCTGTAATATCTGTATTGTATGGGAGTGTCTGTAAGAATTGATATGAGAAAGTAACCTCTTCTTTCGGAGGTTCAGCATAAGCATTAATAGATAATTTCAGATTGTTTTCTTTGAATTTTTTCTTGTATTCTTCCCAAGAACTGTACTGTTTCCACATCTTTAACTGGCTCGTAGTAAGAATATATCTTATATCTTCCTTTTCTACATCGTGCGGAGTTCCCCACGGATCAACCAGAATACTATTATGAGATATCTCATGAGCAAACAGTCTGAAATCAAACGGGAACATAGCACCTTTGATATAACCGCCTCTTATCTGACAGCTTGAATGTAATTCCCCTGGAATAAACATTCCTGCTCCATCCGTATGTTCAATAGAAATCCTCTTGGTCTGATATTCTTTTGGTGTATCATTCACATAACATTGTCCGTTATCATCTGTCTTTATATCAATGTATTTAACCTTACCATTAACAACAGTTTTAAGACCATCAACAACAATACACTTGTCAATATCAATGTTCTTAGGCGGTAATTTGCTTGATGATAATAATAACGCATTATATGATAAATACTTACCAACATTCATTCCTTTATTATCATTACCCTTATCAGCATTTATTCTATCAACTGTAAGTCCTGCCATTAAGAATGATTTATGTGCTTCATAAAATTCTTCCTTTATAAGAGTAACCTTACAATTTCTCACCTGACCTGTAGTTGCTGTGAACAATTTATATTTCTTACCGCCTATAATGATTCCCTTATCTATAATCTGCCATAAGATTTCATTATGATTGATTACCATATAGATAATCTCGTCCAGAAGCTGATAATCGCACTTCTTATACCCTCTATCAGCTAATGCAAGCCTGACAATATCATTCTCAAATATCACAATCTCATTTCTTTCATTCAAATACTTGTCTGATACTGTCCTGACAGATTCATTGTTATGAATAGCCTCTGATAATTCTGTATTCTTTTTCTTCTTATCATTATAGATAGCATTCTCTGCATCTGTGAATGTCTTAAATGTATTTAATTGATAAATCCTTACTCTTCCTAGTTTAAGCTTTGTATAACTGTGTTCTATGATTAACACCAACCTTTCTGTATATTCTATTTATACTATTCTCTGATTTAATTACGATTTGGGGTAAAAAAATACCAACCACCGAATATTGATGGTTGGCAAATAATTAATCTCTCTGTTTTACAGATATTTCATAACTACATTCATATCCAGTTTTATTATCTTTAACTTCTACTTCAAATTTTGCACTATCATTATATTGAGGATTTATCTTTTTATTATTTGTATCATTTTGTAAAATATTACTATTTTCTCCAATATCTTGTGAAGGCAGTTCTTTTTTATCATCTCTTTCTTTGTTAAACAATGTATCAAATATAATATATGTAAGAACGGCTTCTTTTACTGGCATAATAATTGCTTCTATAATAAAATTTATAATATGTTTTTCTTGATTACAATTCAATGTATCAATTAATACTGCGCAATCATTACAACATATAGAATCATCTATATATGATAATATGACACATATTATATAAAACAATCCAAAAATTATATATTTTTTCTTATTATCTTCATTTTTAAACATAAATAGTATCACTGTATAATGCAAATATATAATTATTTGAATTATTAATTTTTCTGCATCATAATTATTAATTGTAAATATTTTTATACTAAGTAAAGAAGCAATTAAATCAATTGCAAAACTTATTATACTAATAATAAATCTATTACTTTCAAAATTTTGTTTATCATTAACACCTATTTTTTTAAAAATTAATGGTAACAAAAAAATTATAAAAGCATACAAAATACAAAATAAAACAACAATTAAGTTTTTATTATTTATTATTCCCATTATACCTAATATTAAAAAAAATAATGCTATTAATATTCTTAAAATATTTGATATATTCTTTTCCATTTTGCAACACCTCTTTTAAATAAATATAAATCTTTTAAATACATTTATCAACCATCAATATTCAATTTTCAATGTACACATATTATTATAATTACTTTCCTATATAAGGCTTAAATTGCACCTGACAGACCAAACAGACACTTTTATCTGCCAGACACACAATTTACCATCTAAAACAATATCACCCGAATTTGATACCATTTTCTTTAATTTAAGCCTATATATACAAGTGTTAATTGCTTTAAGGAAATACTGATTTCATGGGAAGTTTTTCAGCTATTTACTCTGCAAATACCCTCATATCTTTTACATCTGTCAAGTAACATTCATTATCAATATCAACAACCTTATCAATAAATAATGTATTGACCGCATCTGGTCTTATCATTTTAATAAGAAGCTCTATAGATACTGAAAACTTAATTGTTTCTAAGTCACAACCAATTACATCATATTCATAATCTTCGATTTCTGTAACTGGAAGATTCTCTATACACCATATCATATTTTCAATAACCGTATACTCACGAAAATCTCTATCAATTCCACTCTGTGAAAGATTAATCTTTATCTCTTCTGAACTTTTAGAATCATAATCACAAAATGGCAGTATTAAATTTCCATTATTGTCTGTATATAAATTGTCCCATTGTTCATAATCTCCATAATTTGTTATTCGGTAGAATATTCCTTTACCGACAACAAATACATCTAAATCCATGTTGTTAGCACTCTTAATAGATGTAAGTACCTGAACATCTAATCCAAATGACCTTATCTTTTCAATATCAAACTTTTCTGTCTTATGAAATGTATAATCAACCATTTCAGTATAATCTGTATTGCTTTCAGACATCTGTATAAATTCCTTAAGCGCTTCGTTCATCTCTTTGGGTAACTCATATGTTGTTATATATTCTTCAATAGACTTACAGCCTTTCATATCTGCTAGTTGCTGCAACATACTTCTTCCTAGCAACATCTTAAACGACTGAAAACTTATAACAGCATCAGTTTTTGCCCTTAGTGATTCTATCTTTGTTATCTCTAACTGTCCTTGTTTCTCCATAGCACTAGAATCTTCTGATAACAATTTATTAAATTCTGTTTCTAAAATACAGTCAGCACATGCAGGTATCTTCTCTATAATATCAGAGTGTGATTGCTTAAAATCCGCCATCTTCATATTAAATACTTTTGCAACATCTGATACCTTTAGATATACATTATTATTATGAATCACTTTTGTATTAAACTTTATTATCTTATCTACCATTATTGTAATCTCCTTTACTCACACACAATTACTTCTACAGGATCACACTCTTCCATAAGTTCATCCCATGTAACTTCAACAAATTTACCACCCTTATAGTTATAATTAGCTTCATCCAAATAGACAAAAATGCAGTAGTTTTTAACACTATCATCAATAATCTTTCCGGTAATTTGAGTGCATAGTTTATATGCTTTTTCCCATTTCATAGAACTTATTACTTCAAAGCTATGCGTTGTAACCCATATACCAAAAGGAATATTTAATAATCCGTTAAAGTCCTTATCTGTATATGAAAATGTTTTACCAACTTTATAATATTTTTTCTCTGTTATCGTTTTACTCATATATAATTCTCCTTCTATAATCCTACTGCATCAGGCTCACCCCAAATGTCTTCATTATAGTTATTATTCCTTGATATAATAGCTGTACTTTTTTTCTTTTCTATATAATCAACTATACAAGGAATATCATTAAATATTTCTTCATCTCTAAGCTTTTTCATTAGTTTCTTTTGATAATCAGATCCAGGAATCGCACCTTTTATTTCCTTATTAATAAGTTCATTATCATGATGAATCTGCTTATATATCTCAATCAATTCATTATTAGAATATTGTTTTGAATACCTATCAAAATGCCAACGTAAATTATTGTATTTTGCGGATATACTACGCTTAACATTAGCTTTTTCTGATTGAACTATCTTTTCAGTTATTCCACATGTCTTCTCATAATTCTTGGCAAAAACAATAATATCTTCCTTATCTCCATATCTGCCATAATGATTAGAAAAGCTTTTAAATTGTCCTGTGTTAATATCTCTTTTCAGCTCAGTGTGCTTGTACACATAAAGTAACTTATTGGAAACAAGAATCTTGTTATAATTCAATAATGTATTTCCATCTATCCTACTTTTTTGACATAAATACTCCTGTGGCATAAACCCAACATAATCTATTTTTGCAGTAAATGTGTCTTTATATATACCTTTTGTCTTATTAATAGTTCTCATACATACAACAAAATATCTAAGCAACTTTAATTTATCTATCTTGTTATCAAGATTTAAAATAGCTTGAACTTCATCACTATATACAATCGTATAATACTTGCCTTTGCCAGTAGTAAAATCCGAAGTAAAATATAAGCCACTGAGATTAACTATAAATTCACTAGCAGAAACTTTATTATCAATCAATATTAAGTTTTTATTAACAAGGGATTCAAAAGCAGACTTGACTTTTTTATAAAGAGAACGCTTAAAGCTAAAATTTCCAACTAATTCATATAATATCATATTGTATGTAATATACTGCTTATTTCTACTTGATTGATAAATGGATTTTAAAGCAATGTATACACATAATTCTTCATCTGATATTTGCATATCATCTATAATATCGTTGTTTAAATAAATCTCCAAATATTTTCTCCTTTAACATTAAAATACAATATTAAATAATCAATCATTAAACAATAAAAGAATTAATTACAGAGTACTGCTTTGCAGTACGTTAATTATCTTTTATATTACTTATTTATTTTATATTACTTATATGACTCTAAGTTACGACATTTTTATGTCGTATTTTCAGTGTTACACTATAGTGTAAATGTCACCAAAATGTCGTATTTTCAGATACGGTTTTTCTCTACACTTTGTGTATCCTCATACTCTAATAACTTTATTGTGTCAAAGTACTTCCTGTTTGCCCTGAATACTACAAATACACTACCTGAATTATTATTAGTTCCTACTCCTATAGGGACTATACCCTTCTTAAATAATCTATTGCACTGTTCTATGTCATAGTTATATACTGGCTTACTATCAATCGTTCTTTGCAATACTTCTTTGCCTCCTATCTAATCAGTTATAGGCATAATGCCATTCCTAACACTATGCCTGTCTATCCGTACTCTTCAATTTACCAGCATCATCACTGGCACTATTTAAGCATTTATAATGAAGATGCTGCCATTTATCATTTACATCAATGGTTAGCTTGCTACTTTCACCGCAAACATATCTATACATTCTCTGTTTCATTTATTGGGTATACAGCATTTCGCCATACACCTCTATGTTTTTAATGTGACAGAAGCTTATGTCTGTCAGGACTTCCATCTATTAATACTATTCTTTGTTATGAAAATAGATTAATCACATTTTGTTATGCCTTATTTAAAGCCTTTTTCATATGGTCCGTAAAAATAAGACCTATTTACTGCTTCTGTACTAACTGCAAAATAAATTCTTTAAATCCATTTACACCAATTTCTTCAAGTGCTTTATAGAATAAATCAATATTAGAATTGTCATTTTTTCCTATAAGTTCAGCAAGAATATCTTTGCATGTACAACATTCATCTTCCATATTAGCTAGTTCTTTATTCATAGCCTCATACTTATCTGCATAAACATCATAAAATCCATCATATATAGTATCAAACAGGCTTTCTCTATATTGTGGTTTAGAGTTAATCCCATCTAAAACATATTCTGGATCATTACCATCTAAGCACTCGTACAAGTCACTATTAGGGTTGAATATCTTTGTTATAAGATATTCTTCATTGTCGCTTATACCTTGCTCCTTAAT